CGCTTGGGGTGCACAACTTGTCGAAGGCTCAACCGCTAAAGACTACCAACGTACCGAAACACGCCTTAACATACCAAGACTTGACTACTCAAACGGAACTTGTCCAAGTTTACTTGTAGAACCGCAGAGGACTAATCTACTTACTTATAGTTCGTCTTTTGATAATGCGAATTGGAATAAAGAAACGGGGAACTCAATAACGGCTAACAGTACAATTTCGCCAAGCGGGATATTAGATGCTGATACTTTAACTGCCACCAGTGGTAATGGAATAAATTGCTATCAAATTACACCAAGCTTATTAACGGGAACTTTTACTTATTCAGCTTATGTTAAAAGCAACGGAACTAATTTAATAGATTTATATGTCTTTGCTGTTGGTATTGGTTTTGCGTCAAGGGGTCAAATAAATTTTAGCGCAGAAACTTTTACCGTTTCAATCGGAGGAACGGGAATGATTGAAAATGCGGGGAATGGTTGGTATCGAATTTCGTTAACAAACACCTATAACGCTTTTTTATCTTGCGGCTTTTTAACGGATAGCACTACGGGAACACGAAGCGTAAACATTTGGGGCGCACAACTTGAAGCGGGTTCTTACCCAACTTCATACATACCTACAACCTCAGCAAGTGTAACACGAAACGCAGACGTAATATCAAAGACTGGTATTAGTTCGCTTATAGGGCAAACAGAGGGTACTTTGTTTGTGGATGTAGATTTCACGCATAACAACAAAGGTGTATATGAATATTTAGCACAAGTTTGGGAAGACAATTCAAATAGAATTTTGCTTTATAGGTCGTCAAATGCTAAAATAGGTGCTTATATATTGAGGTCTGGTTCTATAATATACAACTTTGAAAGTTTAATTGTTACGAACGGAAAACATAAAATTGCCTTTGTTTATAAAAGTGGGGACATAGTTTTTTATATTGATGGTGTTGCAGTAAATTCAAGCACTTTAAGTTTTACTGCTTTTAGTTCAATGAGCAATTATGATTTAGGAATACACAACGCAAGTGGTTCGTCTATTGAAATTGGAGATTACCCATATAGCTCCGCTGCCCTTTGGAAAACTCGACTTACTAACACTCAACTCGCCTCGCTCACAACTTTATAACTATGGAAAATATCTTTAAACTGACTTATTCAGACAAAGCGTCAGCAGTTGCCGACCTTTACGCAAAAGGAATACTAATCGAGGTTGATGGTATTGATGGAGAAAAACACGAAGCATACGGCAACGGAGTAGCTGCTGTGGTCGAAATCGGTCTCATCCTATTGACCCCTCCAGTAATGGAAGGAATGGAAGTAATTACCGAACCTATCTACGCAGACGGATATCACTACGACGTTATGTCAACTGAGCTTTACGAGTTCGGGGCTAACCTTGTAGAACCTAAGAACCCAAAACACGCATTTGCTGGACACGTAGTTACCGAGGAGTTTCCTTACAATCCAATTTTAGGAGATGAAGCATAAAGACGCAATAGGCTCAATGTACTTTGTTTGTGGTTACGCAACCGCAATGGCTTTAATTTGGGAAGGCGAACACGTCTACCACAAGCTACTTGCAGCGTGTATGACATTCTACTTCACTTGGCATATCATTAACTCTTATGAAAACTAAATCTCTCTTTCTTGTTTCTATGCTAACAGTTTTAGCTCCAGTTAAGCCAATGGTGTTGATGGCTATTTTTACAATCATCCTTGATATGGGCTTCGGCATTTGGAGAAGCGTACGCAAAAACGGATGGGCATCAATACGCTCACGCAGGCTTTCTAATACGATTTCTAAGAGCCTTTTGTATAGTGGTGCGATAGTATTTATCTTTATGGTAGAAAAGTTCGTGTTAGCGGATTTATTAGGTTACTTCATCTCAGTTGATTTAATCCTTACTAAAGCATTTACTGCGTTCTGCGTATTTACAGAAGTCAAGAGTATCAATGAAAGCTACACTGCACAAGCCATAGCAAAATACGGAACGCCTAATGAAAAGGGAACGTATCTAAAAACCATCAACTTACCTTACCCTATGCGTATTGCTTGGGATTTAAAAGTTAAGGTTACAAAGATGCGTTGCCACAAAGACGTGGCAGATGCGTTTTTAAGCGTGTTTAACGAGCTTTTAGAGGTTTATGGGTATGAACGTATCGTTGAGCTTGGGATAGACCTTTACGGAGGATGTTTTAACTTTCGCAAAATGCGAGGCGGTTCAAGTTGGTCAAAACACGCTTGGGGTATTGCCATAGATTTAGACCCAGCACGTAACAAACTAAAAGAAACAAGTAGAACGGCACGCTTTGCAAGACCCGAATACAAAGAAATGATTGACATTTTCTATAAACACGGATTTATTTCACTTGGTAAAGAAAAGAACTATGACTGGATGCACTTTGAAATCAGTAAGTAAGTTATTTATATTGGTGTTTTTGTTGGCTTCGTGTTCAGCAAATTACCATTTGCGTAAAGCAATCAAGAAAGGTTACCGTTGCGAAGAGGTCGCAGACACTTTTATGATTAATTCTATTGACTCAATTCCTTACGTTTTAAGAGACTCTATTATGTGGGAAAGGGTATTAGTCCAAAAAGATACGATAGTGCGTTACAAGCGTTCTTTCGTGCCTAAAACGAGGTATCAGACACGCATTGAGTATAAGCTAAAACGAGATACACTAAGAATGATTGAAAAAGTAGAGGTAGTTAAGTACAAAACCGAGAAGCATAAAAACAAAAAACCTAATCTTTGGTTGTTTATTATAGGCTTTAGCGCAGGATTTCTGACGAAATGGCTTATGAAGTACGCTAAATACACTTTATGAAGATACCAAGAATCCGCTTGAAGCAAGATGAATTTGAAATCATTGAGCAATATCGAGCGATAAAACAAGAGTCCAATGGTATGGGCTTAAATGATGCTGACGTCAAACACGGATGGCTAAAATCTAAGAAGGCTTCGTTATTCTTTAAAAATCCAAACTACAAACCCGAAGAGGAGCAGAACTACGAGAAGATTCGTGAGTCTATTTTAGCTGAGATTAAGAATCACGTACCGAAATATCCTACAATAACACGGAATCCATCAACTGACGGACACTTATTAGTCATAGACCCTGCTGACATCCACATAGGTAAGCTCTGCGATGCTTTCGAAGTAGGAGAGACATATAACAACCAAATAGCAGTACAACGTGTCTTAGAAGGAGTAAAAGGAATTTTAGACAAAGCAAGTGGATTTCAGATTGACAAGATTTTATTTATAGGTGGCAACGACATCTTGCACATTGATACTCCAAGACGGACTACAACCTCAGGCACTCCACAGGACACGGACGGAATGTGGTACTCTAATTTCTTAATTGCTAAAAAACTTTATGTTGAGATTCTCGAACTTCTTATCGGGGTTGCTGACGTACATTTTACTTTCAATCCCTCTAATCACGATTATACACACGGCTTCTTTCTTGCTGACGTTATTCAGACTTGGTTTAAAGATTGCAAGAACATTACTTTTGACTGCTCAATTGCACATCGAAAAGGCTTCCAGTACGGAAAGAACCTTATCGGCACGACTCACGGAGATGGAGCGAAACACCAAGACCTCCCTTTATTGATGGCTACGGAGTTTCCTGTTGAGTGGAGTCAAACTAAACACCGCTACGTTTATACGCATCACGTTCATCACAAAACAAGTAAAGACTACATTTCAGTAACCGTTGAATCATTGAGAAGTCCATCAGGCACGGATAGCTGGCATCACCGCAACGGCTATGCACACGTTCCAAAGGCAGTTGAAGGCTTCCTGCATCACAAAGAATTTGGGCAAGTTTGCCGAATTACCCACATATTTTAGTATATTTGCCTACTACATAGCGTAAAGAGCCTCCTTAATCGGGGGCTTTTTTGTACCCTATCGTGTATAAATTTTGCGTTTTTTTATACAATAGCACCCGAACGTGTATAGATTTTACATTTCACTATACATAAAGTGGCAAATTCTGCCACCTATACACTACAATAATGTAATATAGCAAAAAAAATATTGCGCCTGAAACCCTTGTAAAATCAAGGAATCTAAAAAAACTTTAAAAAAAAATGTAACTTTTTTGTTAATAATTACGAATAAGGTTATATCTTTGTATAAACATTTAAACAAAACGCTATGGAAGAAATCATTAAAATGCTCGAGGCTAAAGAACAAGAGCTTTGGCAACGACTCAAAACAAACCGACTTGTATTCGGTGCGGAGACTGAAGCTACTTATCGTGCTGCTGCAAGGTGGTACACAACACAAGAAATTTTAGAACAAGTAAAAAAGATGCAAGATGAAAACAATTAAATTTTTATTCTCAGACCTCAACCAAGATGAACGTCAGATTCTTGGCGGTTTAATGTATCATTATAACCCAATTAACGACAATGAAAGCTGGACAGTTGAAACCGCAGAATGGAGCAAAGAACTTACAATCTCAGAAGCAGAAGATGTTATCGCAGAACTTACTCACGGAGCATCCGACCATTTCCACGAGTTTGCATACCAATGCTACCACTTTAACCCACACGAAGAGGACACTTGGTTTGTTTAGAGACTACCAATTAGACCGATACTGGGATAACTTTGACTTTGATTTATATAAACGAATTTGTGAAATTAAAATAAACGAGCTATGAGATTTAAACTAACATACCAAGTAGGACTGGCAGTAGTTCAAGAGTGGATATTCACTTCAAAGAGTTTAGCCTATTGGAAGAAGATGGACTTACTCGAATCAGGAAGATACAATGACGGAAAATTTAAAGTAACACCGCTATGAACATTGAACAAGTAAAAGAATACATTGAGTCAGAAGGCTTAAACGGACGCAGCAGAGAGCAGTTCTACGTGTTTAGAAGACATTACCTTTGTTACGCTTTATACCGCTCTCAGGAGCTAACTTTAGGAGAAGTAGGAAAGCTATTCAACCGAGACCATTCAACCGTGTTGCACTCGATACGCAAACACGAAGAGCTGAAGACCGATAGATTGTATCAGAAGATGACTGAAAGTTGCGCACAACTAATGGCAAAGCCTTTGACGTTTACGAGACAAAGACGGAATATCTTTGAGGACATAAACAAAGCTACAAACTTAGAGAAGCTACGTAGAATCCGACGCTGGAATAACGAGGGAAGATATGACCATCAAAAAAGTTTTCAACACGAGCAACCTATTTAGATAATTATCGTTATACTTGCAGAGGAGTTGGCTGGACACCATAAACTCAAAAGGAATTATTTACCCTCAAACCGATTTGCACGTCCAGCCGCAATGAAGTTTGGGGGTTTTTTATTGCTTAAATATTTAAAATGAGCGGATGGATTAAAATTGATAGAGAAATAACTTCTCATTGGATTTTTAAAGATGAGTGGAAGTTTAGGAATTGGATTGACTTGCTAACTTTAGTTAATCATTCAGAGCAAAAGGTTAATATCAAAGGTACTGTATTGACTTGCAAACGTGGTGAGACATTGTGCAGTTTAGATACTTTAGCAAAGCGTTGGAATTGCGATAAAAGTAAGGTAAGACGGTTTTTAAAGTTGCTTGAAAGTGATTCAATGATTGAACTAAAATCGGAACACATAACGACACGGCTAACTATTTGTAAATATGATACTTATCAAGGTGAGCGAAACGCAGATGAAACGCAAGTGAAACACAAACGAAACGCAAGTGAAACGCAAACGACACCAAACAAGAATGATAAGAAAGAAAATAAGAATACTATACCTGAATTTTCTGAGTTTTTAGCTTATGCTTTAGAAAAGAAACCTAAAATCAATCAGCAAGATTTACGACTAAAATACGAAAGTTGGAAAGAGAGTGACTGGAGTATAAATAGAAATGGTAAATTGCAGCCTATTTCAAATTGGAAGTCAACGCTATTAAATACACTTCCTTACATCAACGAGGTATCTTATAATTTACCATCACAAATTTGGGAGGGATAAAATATGTACAAGAAATTAACGGACTTAAACGCAGAGATGTTTAGCATAAGACACGAAAAAGATGTCAGAGGTAAATCAATTGGTTGGGATTGGGATATGCTTCCGATTACAATTAAAGAAGGAACTACAACTTACATAGGAGCTGCACCTGCATCGGGAAAGACGGAGCTATGGTTTGAGATACTTATAAATCTTTCGTGTTTACACGGATGGAATCACGTCATATTTTCGCCTGAGACTGGCAACTCTGCTGAGATATTTTCAGAGCTATGCTACAAGTTTATAGGTAAGCCATATGTACAAGGTCAGAACTCAATGACAAACGGAGAGCAAGTAAGTGCTGAGATGTTCGTAAACCAACATTTTATAGTTATAGACCCGATTGATGAGGATTTAACCATAACAAAATTTTATGATTTGGTTGATGAGATTGAACGCAAGGAGCAAATCACTATTCATACAACTACAATTGACCCGTGGAATGAGCTTACTGAGGAGATTAT